TTGACTATTTGACCCGCAAGCCTCCGATCATCGCAGGTAGCGTTCTCTCCGTAACCGCCGCTATTTTCCTGATTGGAGGCCTTATCTATGAGCGAAGAAATCCTTAATTACAAAATCGAGCAGCTTGTAGATCGAGTAGAGAAATTGGAGGAGCACGAATCAAGGTGCTCACAGCCGGAAGAAGGAACTCTGGCTTTGATGAAGACGAGCTTGAAGGAGGACATAGGCAAGGTGGAGTCGAAGTTGAATTGGCTCATCACCTTGATTCTGACCACCGTGCTGGGTGCCCTGGTGACCATCTTCCTAAGTAAGATGGGGTTTAACTGATGGATGACAGAACCCGAAGTAGAAGCAAGAAAAAGGTCACCAAGAAAAAACCAGAAATTATCGAGTACATGCAAATGAGGGGGCGGATCACCGTTCCCGCCTTCATCGACATCCTCAACGAAACAGATGCAGAATTCGAGCCCCACGAAGGACAGTGGCCGATCATCGACGCTTTTGAGGAGCGCATCCCTCCAAGCTCAGAGACACTTGAGGTTGGGGCTGCTCATGGGCTGAATCTTGATTTCGAGTATCGCTACCAGGTTCTTGTGGTCGCGGCGGGTCGAAGATTCGGGAAATCAGAGATCGCCTCTATTCTAGGCGCTGCCGAGATGATGGTTCCCAACGCTAAGGTGCTCATCGTCTCCAAGACCACAGAGAACTGCGAGATCATCTTCAACAAGATCAGGCTCCTGCTTATAAATCTGCTGGGTCGAGAAGAGATCATAGCAGACCGCGCTAAAGACATGGAGTTGGAACTGAGCAACGGCTCTAGCCTTCGTGTCGCCGGAAAAGATAACGTCGAAAGCAAGTTGGGACGGGCGCTGTCTCTCCTGATCCTTGATGAAGCAAAATTGTATTCGAAGAAGCTCTACGAGCAGATTTTATCTCCGATGTTGGCTGACTACGCTCCGTATTCCAGGACGATCCTAATCTCATCCCCAGAAAATAATTGGTTCGAGGATTATTATAAGCGCGGGCAAGATGTTGAAAGTATTAGGTTTTCTGCTTTCTGGTCTATCAACATGCCCACCCACACGAACCCAACTATCAGCCGTAAATGGCTAGAGGAGCAGAAAGCCACGCTCCCTCCTGACCTCTACGACCAAGAGATTTTAGGCCTCTTTACCTCCAACGCTGGTTTGGTTTGCAGGGAGTTTTCTAAAGAGCGCAATACTTACCGCCCCGAGGAATACCCATTCCTCTACGAGTGGCTCCATTCGGGCAACGTCATCATCAACATGATCGACTCAGGGTACTCACACTATTTTGCGTCGGTCTGGGTCATGTATGTCGAGGAGTTGGACACCTACTTCGCCTTCGCTGAGTATGCCAAGAATAAGACCTTGACCTCCGAGCACGCTCGCTACATCAACGAGTTCGAGGCTGAGAACGATCTCCAGGTTGACATCCGGTTTGCCGACCCTGCCGCCAGCCAACAGTTGGCTGACTTCACGGAGTACGACCTCTACTTCAACAAGGCTGCGAAGGTCCTCCGAGAAACCATCAATAACGTGAACTCCCTCTTCTTCCAGACCAGCGAGATCACAGGGAAGCCCAGGCTCCTGGTTAGCACTGAGTGCCCCGAATTAATCCGGCAGCTTTCCTCGGTCATCTGGAAGACCGGCAAAGAAGACGAGCAGACCAAAGAGCAGTCGGCTCAGGGGATCAAACCTTTCATCCCAGACAAGGATGGGCCGGTCAGCGGAGGTAACAAAACCGACTGGGACCTTTTCGACGCCTTCCGCTACGGCATGTTTTCATTCATCAAAAATACTCGGGTTGATGCAACGATCATTACAACTGAAACCGGGGCTCAGGACTCAGAAGAAGAGGAGTTCGAGCGAGGCCTTTGTGCCCAAGGCTGGTTCAAGCTGTAATTTTTAGCAGACCCAAAAGGACACCAAATGGGATGGTTCTTCAAAGAGAAAGCTGCATCGCAGCCTAGCCTAGCCGTATATTCAACCCCTCCTCGCCCGCCGATTGATTATTCAGGTAAGGAAAACCCCGCAGATAAAATCACGTACACCGGCATCGGTCAAACAAAGTACGCTTCAGGACTTCCGCCTTCCATCTACGACAACCCGATCACGGCAGTCAGGTCGTACCCAGTTGTTTACTCCGTTGTATCCGCGATCTCCGATGCCATCGCCGGGTTGAACGTCAAGGTCTACCAACTTAAAGGTGGACAGCGAACCGAGGCAATGGATCACCCCTTCTACAAAGTTTTCTCGAACCCCAATCCGTATCAGGGGAGTTTCGAGTTCCTCGAAGAACTTGAGCAGGGCCTGGATACTTGCGGGAACGTCTACATCCTGAAGGAACCTGGCCCTAACGGAGTCGAGCTTTACATTCTCAATCCGAAGTACGTCGCGATCCTCCCTGATCCTACCATCAAGGTCAAAGGCTACTGCTACTACATCAACGGCCAGTCGATGGATTTCCCGCCTGAGTCCGTAATCCACATCAAGTACAACGACGTGGACGATCCGTACTACGGGATGCCTCCTCTGGCGACCGCAGTAGACGTGATCACTTTTGAGAAAAACCGCATCGCGTTTGCCAATCAGTACTTCATCAACGGCGCTATCCCGGTTGGGGTCCTTGAGACCGAGCAGGTTCTCGGTGAGACTCTTCTGAAGAAGCTCAGGAAAGAATGGAGCGGGATTCACCAAGGAGTGAGTAACGCCCACAAAGTGGGGATTCTTCAGGGTGGGTTGAAGTACAAGCCCATCACCTCCCCGATCAAGGATCTGGATTTCCCTGGGCTCAAGAAGATGTCCCGCGAGGACATCCTGGCGATCTTCAAAGTGCCTGAGTCCATTCTTGGTAGCCAGGAAGGTACCGGAGCCAAAGAGGGCAAGGACGCCGTGGTCGCTTTCTGGCGCCAGTGCATTATCCCTAGATTGAGAAGGATCGAAAGCGGTCTTAATCGTGGGCTCCAGATTGAGATGTTTGGGCAGGGCACGTTCGTTTTTGAATTTAATTTGAAAGATGTCGTAGCTCTCCAAGACGATAGAGAATCATTGAGCAAATACCTCCAGACGCTGGTTGGTAGTTCCATCATGACTGCCAACGAAGCTCGTGCAGTCATAGGCCTGCCTTTAAGTAAGGACCCCACCGCAGATGTTCTCATGGTCAACAACAGCCAATTCGGGAACGCACTGATGCCGGTTGGAGACGTAGGGAATCAAGGCGCAGGTTCCAACGACAAGAAGCCTGGAGCAAAACCTGGAGGGACCAAACCGGTGAATGGAGAGAAGCCAAAGGCTTAAAGTATTCACATCTGAATTTAGGGAGAGGTATGCAGGGAGAAACGAGAGTTTGTAGTAGGTGTGGTGATGAGAAGTTGGTTTCTAAACAATTTTTGCCTAAGGGAAAGATTTGTTGGGATTGCAGGGAGGTGGCTATAAAAGTCTCGAATGCCAATTGGCGAGCGGCACACAAGGAGGAGTTAAAAGACAAACGGGAGCACTGGACTTATTTGAATCCAGACAAACCAACTCAGTATTCCGCTAGCAGGAGAGCAGCAAAACTAATGGCTAAAGGAGTATTCACCCAAGACGACGTAAGACTGGTGAAAGAGGCCCAAAGTGGCTTGTGCGTGTATTGCCGGTGTACGCTGGGTAGTTCTTACCATGTTGATCACATTTTCCCTATATCAAAGCATTTTTATAACGGACCTGAAAATATTCAGCTTTTATGCGGAACTTGTAACTCACGTAAACGAGACGAAGATCCGTACCTTCATGAGAAAAAGATCGGATTGTCTGGGGTTGAGCGAATAAAGCAGTTAGATCAAATAAGGAATGTGATCTTAGATGCTCACGAAGGGGTTTCTCTGGAGATACTGCACAAGGAGTGGAGGAATCTAGCGCAGGATATGGCTTTAGATGCAAATAGTTTTGTAGAGGAAGAGTTTGAGGCATACAAGGCGTACAGACACGAGACCATTCGAGAGTTCGAGGATTACCGGAAGGAGGTTTGTACACCCGAGCCTCAATCTCCATTTTACGAACCAAGGTATATCTACGAAATGTGGGCTTATCCGTAATTTATTATGCATGTCTTGGAAATTTAAGGCCTTAAAAGCCCATATGATCTAGTAGGTACAAAGGAGAATTATGGAAAATAAAACGTTCAACCTATTGACCAAATTTGAGGTCAAAGCAGCGACATCCCCTCCTCACGATCCCAACTCAGTAGATACCGGAGATTCTGAAGTAATCAAAATTGCTGGCTACGCAAACTTTGCGGGGGCTGTAGAAGAAGGCGCTCCGATGGTGGATTTATCTGGGGACGTGATCGTTCCATCCGGGATAGACGTATCCGTTTGGAAGAAAAACCCTCAGATCCTTTGGCAGCACGATAGGCACTGCACAATAGGCAGAGGAATCTCCGTAGTCAAGAAGAAGGATGGCCTTTACATCGAAGCCGAGATTCACAAGGGTGCGATGGAGGACGAAGACTTCTACCGAATCAAGTCCGGTTTGATCTCCTACTTCTCGGTTGGCTTCCGCACGATGGCAGGTGAATTCAAGAAGGTTGGAGATCGCCAGGTTTACTTCATCACTAAGTGCCTCCTTTTGGAGGTATCCGCCGTTGGCATCCCATGTTGCTCCGACGCCTCCTTCCAAATCATCAAATCCCTCCCCGACGATGGAGGTTTCTACGCAGGTGAACTAACAGGAAAAATTTGTCCCACCATTGAAAATGAAACTCAAGAACAAAAAGGAGTAGCAATGAAATTCGTTTCTACGCTCAGAGACACCCTGCCCGAGGCAGAGGTCAAACGCCTGGAGGCCCTCGGGATGGGCGCAAAGCTTGAGGAGGAAATCGAGGTCGATGCCAAAGCATACGTTTTCGAGGTTGTCTCCAAGGCTCTTGCAGAATTCACCGACGCAATGAAGACCCTTCAGGAAGAAGTAGCCAAGCTTCAGGACCAACTCAAAGAGGTTCCTGTGGAGGTACCTGCGGAAGCTACTGAAGAGGAGAAGGAAGTTCCCGCTGAAGAGACCGAGGAAAAAGAGGCGCCTGCTGAAGATGAACTCAGCGAGGAAGAAGTGACCACCATCAAGGGACTGCTTGAGCAGCTCGCAGAAATCAAAAAGGCGCTCGACTAA